AGCAACGCATCAAGATGCTGGGCCGAACCCTCTCCGACGAGCACAAGGCCGCTATGTCTCGTGCCCGAAAAGGGGTTCCGTGGACGCAGGATCGACGGGAAGCCCAAGCGCGAAAGGCGCAGGAGAAACCCCGTGTCTCGTGATATTTGTCTGGCTTATCCCTGCCCTCACATCATCGGTGAGGAGAGGGTCACCCTCGGGGATGACCGACGCACGCTGTACACGTCCAAGCCCATCGCAGGACCGACGCTGGTGGTGGTGCGGGCGAACGACGGCACGCCTGTCTCTCCCTACACGGGGCTGGTCACCCCTGCCTCGGTGAAGTCGTACCGCCGCGAGCCCTACAAGGTCACCGTCGCCACGCGGACCTTGGTGGTGACCACGGGGGTTGGGACGGCGGCGGTGAACTTCTCGCCGGGGTACCTGTCGGCGGCGCAGGTGTCCGATGCCATCACGTCGGCGGTGAAGGGGTTGGTGACGGTCACGTCTCCCAACGGGTACCTCGTCATCACGGACACGGCGGACCCCGGCCCGACCTCCAAGGTCCAACTGTCTGGCTCGGCGCTGGAGGCGCTGGGCTTCGACCAGCAGAGCGGCGACCGTGGCAAAACGGTGATCCCCCCGTGGAGGCTCTACTCTCGCAGCGTCGTCAACCCCGAAGACGCCGTGGACTCCCTCGGCTACTACATCGGGTTCAACGCCCCTGTCAAGCAGGGTGTGTACTTCACGGTGTCGTATCCCGTGGCTCCGAACCTGTGCCTGCGATGCCTCACCACGGAGGTCGAGAACGACTTCCGTTTCGACGCGCAGGGGGAGGCACTGGTGGTCGAGGACGAGAATCTCCTCTACCAGATGTGCCTCAAGATGATCCTCACGGAGCTCGGGTCGAACATCTACCAGCCTTGGTACGGGTCGAACCTCGCGGCCAGCATTGGTAGCAAGGTGCTGGGCGGTACGGCCATCGGGCTGAAGCAGTCGGTCAACCAAGCCCTCACGACGCTCCAGAACCTCCAGAACGCCCAGTCCAAGTACCAGCGGGTCACGGCCAAGGAGCGTCTTTTCTCCGTGGACAACATCGCCGTGGCACAATCTCCCAGTGATCCCACGACCTTCCTCATCGAGGTGGACGTGCGGAACTACTCGTCTGAACCCGTGACCATTTCCATCGTGTACACGGCCCCGGGGACGTTCGCGTTGCCGGGAACCAACCGCCTGTCTCTGGGGAACTACTGATGGCTACTTCCGTTCAGTTCCTTGGCCCCGACGATGTCCTTCGGCAGACCTCGGCGTTCTCGACCACGCAGACCACCCGGTTCTTCACGGGAGTTCTCCCCGACGACACCGTGGACGTGGAGGTGTCGATCTACGGCCAGCCGTTCACGAGCGACCCCACGCTGGCCTCCTTCTCGGGCACCGGGTTCACCATCCCGAACCCGGCGGCGTTCCCCAACGGTCTGGACCTCTTCTCGGGCGACAACACGATCCAGATCCGGGCGGTCAACCTCGCGGGCGGGCGCAGCGTCCCGGCGACGGTGGTGGTCCACCTCCTCCCCTCGGAGGAGGCCGACGTGTTCCTCCCGCCCTCGGCAATCACCATCGAGCGCCTCGACGGGGCGGTGAAGGTGACGGCAGAGGAGCTCACGGACAGCCGCATCGTCGGGTACAACTTCTACGCCTCGACGGAGTCGGGCGGCGGGGTGGCGGGCTACCGCCTCCTCAACGTGAACCGGGTCACCACGGGCGAGGATGTCCAGAACGTCACGGAGCTCTACCTCCTGTCGTCGGACAACGTGGCCCAGAGCGCCACCCCCCTCTACTACCGGGCCAAGATCGACCAAGAGGACAGCGACGCGGTGGTGTTGTCCACGGATGTCAACTCTCGGATCGAGCTCCCCAGCGGCCTCACGACCATCCGCACCGACATCGCCGTGTCCTCGGTGACCAACGTCACCTACTACAGCTTCAAGCACGTCCGCAACGCCAACGCCCTGTCGAACCCCGCGACGATCTTCAACGGGACGTTCGCGAGCACCCCGGCGACGGAGCTCCTCTACTACGTCGTCACGGCGGTCTACTACGACCCGGTCATCCAAGTCGAGTACGAGTCCTACTTCTCCTCGGAGGTGGTGGGGGCTCCCGCGCAGGTGCGCCAGCAGATCAACGGTCTCACGGCGGTGCCTCGCCAGCAGATCCTTGAGAGTGCCATTGCGACCATCTACCGCCAGAACCCGGACATCGCGGTGCAGCCCGGGTCCGTGGTGCGGGACATCTTCCTCGACCCGTTCACGACGGAGTCCGAACGGCTGCGCCTAGTCCTCGACTACACCTACCGGGCGAGCTCCTTCGACACCCTGCTCCTCGTGGACGATCCCTCGGGCTCGGGCGTGTCCACCCCGCCAGCCTCGTCGGCGTACAAGACGGCCCTCGCAGCGGCCTTCTTCTACTCCAACGTCAACGACGTGCAGAACGTCATCGACGGATCGTTCGACAAGATCGCCGCGAACTTCGGCGTCGTCCGATCCTCGGGGACCGCAGCCGTGGGCGAGGTGCGCTTCTTCACTTCTTCGCCCCCCACCCAGACGATCAACGTCCCGCTCGGCACGGTGGTCGTCGGCGGCGGCATCCAGTTCCGCACCTCCCGCTCGGCGTCGATGGACGTGAACTCCCTCGCCAGCTACTACAACCCCTCGACGAGAGAATACTCGATCACGGTCCCGGTGAAGGCGTTGTCCGTGGGCACGAACACCAACGTCGGCCCGCGACAACTCACTTCTTCCAACGTGTACGGGATGGCGGTGACCAACGACGCGGCCACCTTCGGCGGCGCGAACGTGGAGACCAACGCGCAGTTGGCGGCGAGGGCGCGGACGGCCTTGGCCTCCGTGGACACGGGCACGACGCAGGGCATCCGCCAAGTGGCGGCGGGCGTCCCGGGCACCCTCCAGAACCTCGTGGTCCGGGCGGGCGACCCGCTGATGCAGCGTGACTACGACACCACCCTCAAGCGCCACCTCGGCGGCAAGGTGGACGTGTGGGCGCGAGGCGTCCGCAACGTGACCGTGACCGACACGTTCTCGTTCACCTACGAGCGTCGCAACGACGTGCAGTTCGTGGTGATCGGGAGCCCGACCAACTACATCTTCCGGGTGGTGAGCGACGAGGTGACCCCCGACAACCCGCTCGCCCAGATGCTCGACTACCCCTCCTACGGACTCGGGCTGAAGAACGTAACAACGGGCGAGACGTTCGACCTCACGAACGTCGTCTACCTCAACTTCAACACCATCCAGCTAGACGTGACGCTGGCCCAGCCCCCGGTGACCCTCACGGACATCGTCCTCGGGGACTTCCGCTTCCGCCTCGGCAACAAGCACGTCTTCGCTCGCCAGCCCGTGAACGAGGTGCTGAACGTGACGGGCGAGGTGATCGGCCCGGTAGACATCTCGCTCTACAGCCTTGTCCACCCGGACAGCCCCTTGGGCCTCGGGAACTCGACCAAGGCGGGCGACTACCTCCAGATCAACCAGTCCACGGACCCCACGGTGGTCTCGCCCTCGGGCAACCTCATCCCCGTGGTGGACGAGCTCCACGTCGTCACGGGCTTCTACACCGAGTTCTTGTACAACCTCGGCGCGGAGACCCTCTCCATCGTGGTGAAGAGCCAGTCGGGTGCCGTGACCTACAAGGGGCCGTATGACCCCAGCGGGTCGCCCGATTACACGATCATCGAGGGGTCCAGCACCGTGGCGGCGGGCATCCGTCGCACGGAGAGCAGCGCCATCCTAGACGGGGACACGGTGACCATCTCGTACAGCTACTACGAGAACTTCGTGGTCGCGTACCAGACCAACCTCGTGACCTCGGTGCTCCAACAGGAGCTCGACGACATGGCTCACGCCACGGCGGACGTGGTGGCGAAGCAAGCGGTGCGGACGCCCGTGGACCTCACGGCGACGGTCATCCTCAAGAAGGGCTACGACCGCACCAACGTAGACATCGCCATCCGCAACAACCTCCAGTACCTCATGGGCACCCTCAAGCTCGGTGACCCGTTGCGGCGCAGTGACGTGATCGCGGAGATCGACGGGACGGAGGGCGTGTCCTACGTCGTCGTGCCGCTCACCAAGATGGTACGGGCGACGGGCTACCAGATCGTCCGCAACGACTTGGCCACGGCGACCTTCGGTGACTGCTTCCGGGTCAACGCATGGTCGAACGCCAAGTACGCCGTGTGGCTGATTATCCAAGAGCTCGACGCGCCTACGTCCACGGGGGGTGGCCCCACGAACGAGTTCCGGGGTGTGTTCCAAGACGACGCCCAACTCACCCTGCAACTGACAGCGCCGCAGAACCTCGGGCTGGCGAACGGCCAAGCCTACATCATTGGCGACGACGGGCAGGTGATCCCGGGGTACGGGACGGGCACCGGGCTCGTGAAGAACTGCGTGCTGGTGTCCCTCCCGGTGGGGGATGCCCCGTCGAACCACGCCTACTGGTGTACCTACGTCACGGCGGACGACTCGGGCGACAAGGACATCGACCCCAACTCGATGGAGTATCTCGTCTGGAACGACGTGACTTTCACTTACGACACCGACAGGTGAGACCCCAATGACCGTGAAGCTCCCGGCGCAGCCCAGCATCCTCGGCCTGTATAGGTTCTTCCCGCCGTTCGCCTACGGGCCGGAACCGCAGAACCCCGCGCCGTTCAACCTCCACGGGCAGATCGACCTCGACCGCGTGCGGACGCTGGCCGACCAGATCGTGCGGGTGTTTCTCAATTCGCTGCCCAGCAACTACGTCGCGCAGGCGAAGGGTCCGTACTACGTCCAGCAGTTCCAAGCCGTCGCGGAGGAGCTCGCCAAGATCCAAGTTCTCTTGGCCGACGCCTACGAGGACAACGACTACGATTTCACCCGCCCGGAAGTACTCTTTCAGTTCCTCGCCACGTTGGTGTTCCCCGACTCGGCCAACGAGGGACTGCCCCAGATTGACGGGGACATCAGCTACCGCGAGTTCTTGAAGCGCATGGTCGCCCTGCTCCTCCAAGGGAGCAAGGCCGTGACGCTGGTGCGGGGCCTAGAAGCCCTCACGGACGCCAACATCACCCTGCTCCAGAAGGTCAACTTCCTCTCGGAGCCGGGGGTGCTCTGGACGATGGCCGACCAGTTCACCTTTGAGGTGAGCGTCGAGAAGTACAACCGCACCCTCTCGACGACGGCGATCTCCGTCACGGAGCACTACCACACCGTCTACGTCAACGCGCTCGGCAACGGTCAGACGGTGGACCCGGTGTACGCCTCGGGGAGTGGCCCCGCCCACTACCACAGCATCGTGGACTTCGTGGTCATCGACGCGGCGGGCACGGGCCAAGCTCCGCACACGCACGACCTCCTGTCGGCGTTCCCCGACCTCCCCATCGTCCTCCAGCGCAACGTCGCCCTCGTCCTGCAAGCCCTCGATCCGGCAGCGACCCTGTACGAGTATCGCAACCTGTTCCGCGAGAACCTCCGGGGGCTCATCACCGACCAGTTGCTCTCGATGGACATGGCCTCGTACTACTACGAGGACTTTCGGCACGACTGCTCGGGCATTCGCTCCCTCACCAGCACGAACGGCGAGGTGGGGGCCGACCGCTACCTGTTCCACGACCCGACCCTCTCGTTTCGCTCGGTGCGAGTGGGCGCGGAGCTCGTCATCCCGGTGGTGCCGACCCCGGCCCCGTCCTCGCACCTCCCCCGCGAGAACCGCTACCGGGTGACAGCGGTGCGGGCCTTCCCCTACGGCGACGACCCGGTGCCGCGTGCATACACCACGTTTCCCACGGGCTTGACGGGCTACGCCACGGTGAGCGCCGGGGCGTTCACGGACACTTCCCAGAACTTCGCCCTGTGCGTCGAGGGCGAGACCCTCACGATGACGGCTGGGCCGAACGCCGGGACGTACCTCTTGGAAACGCTCCTCGGCCTCAACGGTGGCCCGGTGGGCTTCACGGGCGGGCTCCTGCCCCTCGGACCCAGCACGTCCGTGCGACCTTCGCCGTCCTACCTCCGGGTGCTCCCTCGCATCATGACCCCCGGCACGGGCATCTCCTACACCGTCGAGGTGGATCGCCTCGGCGTGCGGGTGCCCATCCCGGTGTCCAACGAGGACGTGAGCATCCAGTTCTACGGGGACGGGGTGCTGACCTTCGACTCCCTGTCCACGTCCCTCGGCCCGCTGGTGAAGCCTTGGGGCGATGGCACCCCGGCAGAAGTGGCGGACGTGACGGTGCTGTACGACGGGTCACCCGTCGCGGTGAGCGCCGTCAACCCGTACACGGGAGTCATCACCCTCGCCGCGCCCATCACGAGCTTCGCTCCGTTGGCGCACACGGTGAATGTTTCTTACAACTGGTTCCCCAGCCCCGTAGAGGGACTGAAGGGCCTCAACACCAAGGGGCTCACGCTCAACAAGTGGTCCCTGCGCCGTGGCCGGAACGCGACCACCACGGTGCTGGAGCCGTCCTCGGGCCTGTACGGGGGCCTCCCCTCGACACGCTTCCAGATGGGCGTGACCCTCGGGCGGTTCAACCGTCGCCCCCCTGCGCTCCAAATCGCCCATCGGTTCATCGGTTTTGAGAAGGGCTACACGGCAGGGCTCAACTCCCCGACGACGCTGCTGCTCAACCAAGCGCCGGGGCGGACCTCGGTCCCCTACGCCGTGGCCGACGTATCCCCGCAGAGCATCCGCTTTGAGGGCGACACGTTCCCTCCGTACCCGTGGGTGGCCGTGGGCAACGTCCAGAGCTTCGTCTCGGCGGACGGCTACTACACCCTCAACGACAATGGCCCGACGGTGGCGTACTGGAAGCGGGACTTCCCGCTGGCGACCAGCACGAACATCTCGATGGCCGCGCGTCTCCAAGTGCTGACCGACACGCCCGACGGCGTGTTCACGGGCGTGGGCTTCGGCTTCCACAACAACCAACGGCTGTTCTTCACGGGCGCACTGCGGGTGCCGAATCCGCTGACGGGCGAAGTGCTCCGTCACATCGGGATTCTCCTCCGACCGGGTGAGCTTTCCGACGTGGGTTCGTGGAAGGTGGGGCCGTCCGTCGAAGGACAGGTCCAGCCCCCGGAGTTTGGTGCGACGCAGGGCGTGGTGACCGCTCCCACGTCCAGCCTCCCGACGCTCTTGTCCGTGGGCGACAAGTTCCAAGTTCTCACGGGCACGCAGACGGGTGTCTACACGGTCGAGGACTACTACCAGTCCTCCAAGGGCATCACCTACTTGGTGGTCTCCCCCATGTTCCCGGCGAACCCCGAACTGCTCGGCAACCGGGACGTGACCCTCTACTTCGACACGGCTTGGGACACGGGTCTCTCGACGTGGCGCATGTACGCGAACACCCGCAGTCAGTCAGTCTCCGTGGTCTTCGGCGGCAAATCCGGCTCGACCACCTCGGTAGGGACGAGCATCGTGGCCTCCCCCGCCTACCTCGGCCCGGACATCCTCCCAGAGGGCTATGGCCGCATGGTATGGGGGAGCATCGACCGGGCGGCGGTCAACGGGACCGTGTGGGACTTCGTCCGTGGGGCGAGCCAGCCCGACGGCGCGTACACCTACTCTCGCGGGACGGTGGTGGACGCCCAGTGGGCCAAGGCCACGGTGAGGGTCTCCGTGCCCCTTCCCGGGGACACCGTCACCATCGACGCCTCGGCGGCACCGTTGTTTGGCCCGGTGGTCACGCTCACGGCGGGGACCAACTTCGCCATCGGGGCGTCGGTGGCCGAGACCACCGAGAACTTGGCAGCGGCGATCAACGCCAGCATCCTCGCCCCCAACTACCTGTCGGCCACGAGCGCGGCGTCCATCGTCACTCTTGCGACGAACGCCAGTGGTTCTCCCGGTGGCAACATCACGGTCACGTCGGTCAGCGGCGGACGCTTGGTGCCCTCGGGCTTCACGGGGACGGCCACGGACCCGGAGTACGGGGATTGGTACCTCGCCACGCCCTTCGGAGACACCCGGGCATCGGGAGACACCGTAGCGATCACCAGCACCCCGGCGGATGCAGGGCTCGGCACTTCCTACGGCTACGGGTACACGGACCCGTTCCTCAATGGGCGGCGCGTCTCCGCGCTCGACGGCAAGTTCGCCGTGGAGCGAGACACAGCGGGCGTGGGAGGTGCGACCCTCGTGCTTCGGGACACGCACCGCGAGGCGCGAGTGGCGACCCTTCGGTACCAAGACCGTGGCGTCCTCGGGAAGCTCATCTACCGCCTCGACACGGTATCCTTGGTGGGCTCCATCCCGTACTACCAACAGGGGTGGAGTGGCAGCGCGGGGAACGCCTTCCCGAACGGCCCGGAGATGCTCCTCGTGGGGGACGGGGCGAACGCTTGGTCGTTCCAACGCACGCTGGTGCCCCACTACTCACCGTGCGTCGGGCGGTTCTTGGAGTTCCGCGTCGCCATCACGAGCTACACCTTCGATGGGTCTGGGCGGTGTGGCTTCGCCTTCGCTGGCACCTTCGGCGGCAACGCCGTGTACCTCGACTTCCGGGCCACGGGTGTTGTCCTCTCTCCTGCCCCCAACGGAGGCGCAGTCGTCGTCGTAACAATCCCGTGGGAGGATGGTGAGGCTCGGACCTACCGACTCGTCCACAACGTGGCGGCGGGCACGATTGACCTGTTCATCGAGGGGACGCTCCAAGCCACGGTGCTCGTCACCGCCTTCGGTGGCGGCGGGGGCCAAGTCGAAGTTCTCTACGACGCCCCGGCAGGCGGGACGTTCAACGCCTCTCTTCGGAGCGTCTGCTACGGCGGCACCGACGAGGGGATTCCCGACCTCTACCGCACGATGGGCCTTCACGCCGGGGGCGACGAGGGAGACATCGACAACTGGGTGCTGCCTCGCACGGACGGGATGAACGTCCCGAACAGCGACCCCGCCTCGACTATCACCTCGATGGACTGGACGGCCCGGTGCTGGGTGCGGGTGTTCCTCGACCCGACCTTCGGCGCGGCGCTCATCCGTCCCGACCTCACGGCTCCTCCCGGGTACACGGGGGACTTCGCCACGCAGTCAATGGACCCAAGTGCCGGGTGGGTGCGGCTGGAGTATCCCAAGCTCCCGAGGGTGACCCCCACGGAGAAGTTTGGGGCGGCACGCTTCGGTGCCCTCAATCCCTCGGGCTCGGTGCTCTCGACGTGGGACGACGTGCGGTACCGGGTGTTCACCAACACCTCGGTGGACTACAGCGCGCCGCAGGGGATGGTCCTCAACCGCTGGAACGTCATCACCTCGGGGGACTACCTCAAGGACACGACGCCTCAAGAAGTGGTGGTGTCCAGCGTCACCCTGTTCCGGGTGTCGCTCCGACCGTGCCACATCTTCGCGGACCGGGTGTTCGCCGTGCGTGTGGACGGTGTGACCCTCCCGCAGAACCTCTGGCGGTTCAACAAGGACAGCCAAGAGATCACGCTCTCGGTGGCCCTGCCGACCCGGAACCACCCGGTGAACGTGGTGTTCGCCCCGGCGCGGCCCGTCACCAACACCTACCTCCAGACGCAACCGTTCCCAGAGTCGCAGACGATTCTGAACGAGGGGACGCCGACGTTCCAGCAGTCCCAGACGGGCACCACGACCCCCACGCTGACGATCCCCACGGACATCGCCTCGACGGCCTCGGGAGACGGTGGCCCGACGCCAGCCCTCCCCGCCCCGGTGGGGACTGCCGTCCCGCTCGACCCCGACTACGGCTTCCGAGACCAGTACCTCGTGCGCCGCTTCGACGACGACCCGGAGTACCTGTACGAACGCTTGGAGTTCTTCCAGATCGGGAACGGCGGGCAGAGCGGGCGTCTCTCGGCCTACTGCGAGGGTGGCCCCGGCCCGGACGGGACGTGGGGCACGACGGAGTTCACCTTCGCGGGCAGCTACCTCAACGACAACTACTCGGGGATGATCCGCCCTCCCGTGGGCGTCCGTCCCGGCTCCTACCGCTACGCCCTGTTCGCGTCGGGCAACGGTTTCAACGGCGGCGTGCTCGGCACCTACTCGTTCACCAACCCGGTCACGGGCGTGGTCGCGCCGTTCTCGGGACAGGTGTCTCCGACGACGACTGCCGAACCTCGGATGCTCTACGCCGTCGGTCCCTCGGAGGGCGTGGTGCGCGGCACCGACAACGGGACCGCTTTCCGCGAGACCCTCTTCGTCCTGCGAACGGGCGCGGCACCGGGAGTGGTCACCGTCTGGGTGGACGGGAGCCAGCAACAGGTGTGGGGCTGACCGCTAGATGGTCTATCCCCTCACGCCATTGAGGCACCGTGAGCGACAATCTTCGATCCAAGGTCATCCGGTTGGCCCATGCCAATCCGGCTCTCCGTCCACATCTCCTACCCCTCCTCAAGACGGCGGCAGTCACGACCAACCCCAGCGTCTCCCTGTGGTCGAAGGCTGACCGCACCTACGCGATCAAGCTGGTCACTCGGAAGGGGGAGACTCTCTGGACGGGGGATGGCTGGAAGCACTCGATGGATTTTTCGAGAGACGACACCCCCGTTCTGTTTGCCTCAGAGGCGGACGCACGGAAGGAGCTCGTCACGAAAGCTCTGCCTTACATCGCTCGGTGGCAACCCGGTTACTGGGAGGACTTCGTGCGAGGCTGGGAAGTTCCCAGTGGCATGACCCCAAGGTGACGGGCGCTCCCCCGGTAGCGTATCCCGCCTATAACCAGAGGTGGGTATGCGTCACG